TGGTGATAAACTCTGCCAGTGCGGCCCAAACGGCATTGCTACTGCCGGGGCACTCCTCACTGGCATTTGTTTCGGTAAGTCCTATGTGTTAGCAGGGTGCATTAGTAATGCACACAACGCGCTAGCACAAAGGCACTTGAGGGCTAAGGAGCCCGTAACACAACTACTGAATTGGTCACTTCAGAATGACCTAGCCAGTAGAATTGCTGTACTATTTCCCTCATTTTACAGCGAACTACTCGAAACATGGATCATGAAATGGCCTGCAGCCAAGCAAGCCCTGATCCTCGAGTCAGTTAGAAATGACGTCATGAATGCAAGCAAAATCAAAGCATTCCTGAAACGTGAAGTTACAAAGGACAAGATGCCTACCAAGGCTCGAATGATCCAAGCTTACATAAATGAACTAACATCCAGTTATATGGCAATTAGTTTTTATGCATTTCAAAAAGCCTTTTGTCAAGCAAGCCTCGAAGAATTCAACACTCCAATCCCAACAAGATTGGTTTTTGGATCGGGCCTAAACCATGGACAAATTGCTGAATGGATGAATGAAGCATCTTCACGCCCGGCAAAGTTCATTAAATTCATTGAATTTGATGGAAAGAATTGGGATGCTACGATGGGCACTGAACTTTTGGACTGGTCTCACAAATTCTATGATCAAATTGATCCAGAAATGGCTAAATTTGCAAGGATGGGTGACAATGTCAGAGGTCGGTTCTTAGATCGTCGTTCAGGCTACATGATGTTATATAACACAACCGGAACCAGGAAGAGTGGCCATTGTGACACTAGTTCTGGTAACACACTAATCAACATGGCCACAATGCATGTAGCAATAACACAGGTTTGTAAGCCTGTATTTGTTGATGCGATATTTTGTGGCGATGATTCACTGGTTGTGGTTGGATTCGATGAGGATCCAGGGGATATCGGCCCACTAATTGCGAATGCCCTCAAGACCTTTGGCTTGAAACCTGAAGGTAGGGTCTTTGACAACGTCCTTGACGTTTCTTTTATTAGTGGAGTCTTTTACCCCAAGAAAGATGGTACGTATGCATTTGGGCCCAAAATGGGACGCATCTTATCATCATTGTTTTGGTCATCCCACCACGTTGACCCAAAGCATGTACCGGCATACGCGGCTAGTATAGCACGGTCATTCATACCTTTCTTTGAAGGGAATTCTTTGGTAACCGCTTTCTTGCGTTGGCATATTACCACTGAAAAACAATATCCGCATGATAAGTACATTAAAGATCTCACCAAACAGCCAGGAATCGACTGGGAACTTTATTATGTTACTAAATATCAATTTGCTACTTGCAAC